GCCCGTACTGGGCCAGCATCTCAATGTCGGCCGGAATCATTTGGGGGATAGGCATTTTCACTTCCCCCTCATGGCAAGCGCCGCCTTGAGAAGCACGGAATCCGCTAGCTCTTCGTGAATGCCAGCACGGTTGCGGGGCATCACATAGGCACGTGGCCTCGACGCACCCTTGGTCGAAACGATGACCTCAAAGTTGGTGCCTGCCTTGATCTTTAGCAGTCGCGCCATGATCGAGACATACCGGATGACCTGTGGCAAGTGCCGAATCTTCTGGTCAATCTCCTTGGTGATCTTCGGGTCATAAGTGCCGGAATGTGGTGAGGCAGTGAGGTTTCCACCGCTCACGTTGTACAACTCAGCCATCACACCCTCCCTACCGCGATACTGTTGACCCACGCCGTTTGAATCGTGGCCACGTCCTGCGAAACATGGTGTCGGGCACCGGTTCTCGTCGTAATGAGCGAACCGTGCCGATGGTCGGGATGATGGCCGAAGTGCCAACCATGCTGCATGCCATCCGGCACCACTGACTCAATCCCGCTGGGCGACAACAGAATTGTGCCGGTCACTCGACCATCGTCGTCAACGAGGTCGAACCACACCAGACCCTCAACGGTCCCTTGAATTGTCATGTCACGTAACCCTTTTGCAGTGAACCTGGCTGGGAACGATGTCGGCGTACCCGTCGATGGGCATGTGGTCCCACGACGAATACTGTGGCGTCCCTTGGACTTTGAACTGCACACCGGCCAGTATCACCAAATCTTGAGGCTTGAAGATGGACGAGTCCTCAACGTCGATGATGATGTCAGTTTCGGTGCGCGCCACCACATCTGGCGAAATGTAGTCGTCACGCCGGGTGCTCGCCGAGGTCGGGTACGCCGCGATGGCCTTGCGCTCGATGGCGGGGTCGGGGTACCCGCCGACCTTGTTGCCGTGCGAGTCCCGTTCGCCGGTCGTCTTATATACCTTGTGCTGGAACGGAATTCGTGGCTCGAAGATACCCACTAGGTCACCTGCTCGATGGCGTAGGGACCGAGACGAGCCGCCTGCCCATCGGTCAGGTTCGCGCCAAACTCGTTGAACTTGAACCGATATGGGCCACTCGTCAGATCGGACACGATGCCGCTTGGCTTCTCCATCGTCTGGCCGGTCAACTCGAAACCGACCTCCGAAACGACACGGGGCATCTTGTCGAAGCCGTGCGTGAAATCGACTGATAGCCAACGATGTTGACCACCCCGTAAAGGCACCTGGCTGCCCCGTAGGTCAACGAAATTGGCTGCCGGGTCAAGTTGTACCCAACCGCTGGAATGGACCTCGTACAGGCCATCGGGGATGACGACACCACGCCACCGAATCGCTTCTACGGAAACAACATTCAGCGATGGCAGCATGACGATTCCCTCGTTGCCGATGACAGCCTCGACGTGCGTTTGCGAGACCACGGGGTAGATGTGCCACCCGCAGTAATCACGGATGGCATCACCGGCAACGCCAAGGAACCACGACTCATCCTTGGACTTGAACTTGCCAAAGTCGGTGGAGTCCAACAGGTCTGGGACTTCATCGACAATCGGCTCAGACATGGCCGAGCCTACTGTTCGGCGCAACGGTCATGTCGTTGCGGGCAATCGACGCATTCGACCAGAACATTGCTTCCTCCAATTTCGTTAGGGCTAAAGACTTTTCGCGTCCCTCTGGCAGTTCGTGCGCGACGACCTCTGCCGCCTCTTTGAAGACTCCCCGAATCAGTTGGTGCACAGCGGCTTTCACAACGTCTGGCGGGTGATGATCGAAACGGTTGTCGAGGTCTTCTTGCTTCACGGTCGAGGTCTCCTAATCATCGTGCGCTTCACTGTGCCATCGGTCTGCATTACGTTGTCCCACACGTAATCTACCCCCTCGACCAATTCCTCTGGGGGATAAGCATTTTCGATCTTGCCTGTGTCGTGGTCTCGGTAAATGTCCATGTGCCACATGCCTTTCGGGGTGTCCAGAATTGGACAGATGGGAGCGCAGCGACCGGGAGACCACCAATCAACCGGCCGCTGCGCGTCCCTGTATGTGTGTGTGCCGCAAGCCTTTTCAAGCGAACGAGGTCCGCTCGTTTGGCTTACGCGAACTGCACCAACTCGAACAGTTCGGGATGATCGACCAACAGGCCCACGCGCTCTTCAATTCGCATGGTCCACAGGTTCTGCTCGTAATCGAACCCGTTGGTGTTGGTCAGGTCCACACGCAGGCCACCGAGACGGAGAACCTGCCCGCCGTCCGCGAAGTCTCCGACGAGCGGAAGTCCAAGCGGCTGAACGGGAGTGGAGACGATTCGCTTGTTCCACAGCGTGAGACCCTGCTCGACGCCGAGAGAGCTTGCGGGACCGGCGTTCTGACCCTGGCCGTAGTTCGTCCCGAAGAACGACCCGCCGAGGTACTGACCGTTGGCGTCCTTGGCAAGCCGAATCGTCTGCCAGTCAAGGGGATTCAGCAGAACGGCATCCGGCTCGTAGAACCACGTCATCCGAATGTCGGTGATGGCCTGCAAGATTCCTTCGGCCGCTGCCGTTCCCTTGGTGTAATCCGTTGGGAGAGTGACCTTTCGGCCGGGAGTGACCGAGGGAATCGTGACAGAGGCCGTGCCAGTGCCGGGAGCACCACCGATGACGACATTCGTCAGTGGCGCAACGGTTGTCGGCGTGTTGAACCCCGTGGGGAATCCGACGCCAGCCTGAACAGCCGCACGGTTGTAGAGACCGTTGACACCGGGCATGCCTGTGCCGCAAAGCAATTCGATCTCTTCCTTGCGAGTGACACCGAAGACACCACGCCGCTGGACGAGTGCCCAGAAGTACGGTGCGTCCTGAATCATCTCGTCGGTGACCCTTTCGAGGTTGGCGATCTTGCCAATGGTCTCCGAATACCGTTTCACGCCAGACCAACTCGTCGGCTTCGTGGCACCTTCCGCGACGGCCGCTGCGTTGTTGACGAACGACTCTTCACGGACATACGACACGATGGGCGACGACACCGGCATCGAAGGGAACAGTGCCGCAATGACATTCGGGTAGAACCGCATCTCCGAAATGCCAGGCAGGAACTCCGGTTCCACGACCGGTGCCGCTGCGCCACCCGTGGGGAAGTACGCACCGGGTGCGATGTATCCCGTTGGGGGAGCAGTGGTTCCGGCCACGCCGACACCTTGCAGACCGGCAACACCCTGCGCCTTGAACGTCAGGTCTTCCGGCCCGTCGTGGCGTAGTCCGATCTGAAATGAGAAGTCGCCCTTGCCACTTCCCTTGTTGACCATGTTGGCCTGAGCCTTGGCCTGCAACTCCTTGTAGGTGGCCCAATTCTCTTGTGCCGCCTTCATTCTCGCGTCCGGTGCCGGTGGTGCCGGGGGAGCACCCTCGCCCTCCGTACCGCCGTCCGACTGGCCCGAGCGCCACTTGTTCGCAGCGTTGTAAGCCTTGATGCCAGAAGCGATTTCGGCATCCTTCTTCTCGGCACCTTCCATGAAGGTGGCGAAGTCGGCAACCGTGATGGTGCCGCTGTCGCATTCCTTGAGCTTCGTCTGAACGTCTCGGTTCAGTTCGGCCGCTTGCTGCTTGAGTTCCAGCACAGATGGCATGGTCTCAATTCCTTTCTGTATCAATCGGTTTCGTGACGGGACGTGAAGCCAAAAGCCTTAGCGCGAAGAGCGGCAAGGGTTTTCGCTTCATTCTCCTGGTCAGCAGACTGGTCAGCAGCGGCCTCGCCGGTGGTGCCTTCTGGTGCCGGAAGTTCATGGGACACAAGGGTTTTGCCCTCTGCGTCTTTGAGGATTAGAACCGACTTCTCCTTGTCGGTCGCAACCTCTGCTGTAATGCCTTGAGGGAGAACGGATTTCGCTTGCGCCTCCGTCGCTCCGTCGATGGCCATGTGCACAAAACCGTTGGGCTGTTGGTATGCACCATCGACGACATGCGAAACCGCCTCTTCCACAACGGATTTGATGAAAAGCTTTGCGTCTTCGGAGAGTTCGTTGTCGTCCCCAAAAGCCTTGGACGCCAACACCATTGCACGGGTGTTGGCCGGTACGACGACGAACGAGCCGTTGATGAGTTCCCGAATCGGTCGGCCGGATGGCCCACGCTTCTCTCGATAGGCCACCGAGACATGCGTTAAGTGCTTGCCCTTCACCAACTTTCGGGTGTCCTGCCCGTTGGCCGTGGTGGCGTAGGTGCCACGGCACACGATGTTCTCGCCCTCAAGCACCGGAATCGCTGACCCCACAATGGAATTCACCTTGTGCGTGTGGTCGTTGACGAACGTGATTTGACCGGGGAGCGGTAGCTCCCACTCGTCGCCGTGTAGCTCGTCGCCCTCCCGGTCAAGGTCGGGAGTTGTTAGGGCAACAGTGAATTCGCCCGGTCCCTCGTCGGTGCCACCGGCATCCTCGATGGTGGCTTCAATCGTCTTGGTCTTGATGTCCATTGGTCAGTCCTTTCTCCATCAGAATGTGTAGGCACGCAAGCTGAATGTCCTTGCGGTCCAACGGGTTTCGCTCGAGTAGTTTGACAGCCACCTCATCCCATGTCTTGCCTCTGCCGAGACCGGCAAAGATGTCGCCCTGATACTTCTTGCCCTTGTCGGTGAGTTCCGGCACCTTCTTGGGCAAATCGCCTGTGACACTTGGGCTTTGGACGTTCGTGGCGTTGGGCGAGACAGGCAATTCCTTGGGCTGGCTCTGCGGATTCTGTTGCTGCTCAACGGAAGCCTGCGCGCTGGCCGACAGTGCGCCGAGTGGCTGCAACGCTTGGTTGGCGTAAAGCTCGTCGGCCAGAGGACCGGCGTCGTCAAAGTCGAACCACTCTCGCACTTCGGCAGGCTTGGCGATGGCCGACTGCACAAGCTGAACTGCCGCTGGCGCAAGGGTTTCCACGTCGCCGCGTAGCTGTTGGCTTACGTTGAAACGCATTTCACGCTTGCCGTTGAACTCGTTGCCCACGTGGTAATCGAAGACCGACTGAATTGCCTTGAGCCGGAAGTCAATTGAGGTCTTGTAGACCTCGCCCGACTTGCTCTGCCCGGTCGGCTGGCTCATGAGTTGGTCGATGATCTGCACGTGTTCGGGGTTGATGTCATACACCATGCAGACCTCGCCACGATTGAGCTTGCGAGTGTTGATGTACTGCATCTCTTCCGCGTTCAATTGCATTGCGGTAGCAGTGGTTTGGTC